CATCGGCGGCGGCGGAGGCATAGGCGGCATCGGCGGCGGCACGGGCGGCGCGGGCGGCGGCATAGGTGGCGGTATAGGTGGCGGTATAGGTGGCGGTATAGGCGGCGGTATAGGTGGCATAGGCGGCATAGGCGGGCCATTCTTGGCCGCTGGCCAGCAAATCCATGCCTTCAATAACTGGATCAATCACCGCTTGCACAGCATCTGTCGTTGCAGGAATCGCCCGCAATTCAGCAGCAAGAAACGCCCAATGGACCAAGCTCAAGTCCTTGCCGTCGCGGCCAACCGCATCACCAAACGCCACCGCGAAATCGGTCTTGTCTTTTGTCGTTGGCATCGCTTCAAAAATGCTTTCGGCAATTCGTGTCAGCGCAACGGGGATGCCGTAGATGTCAGCGATCTTTCCGGGGTCGTTGCTCCGAACGTGGCACCCGATGAAACATGCTTGCCCTGTGTCTCTGTTATAGTATTCACCGCCGATAAACAGATCAGCGGCGGCGTGTTCAGCAATCCGCAGTCTAAAGGCTTCAATGTTGTGGGTCAGCATGGTCATTCTCCCAGAGGTCAAACATGGAAAGGGCGCGGCGCAGCTTGTCGAGGTGGGCCGGTAGGTTGGGGTTGATAGGTTGGGGTTGATCATGGTCTCGGTCTCCTGTTGGGGGTTGCGTTGGGTAGCCAGTAAACCTGCACCTTGGACACCTCCGCCCGCGCCAGGTCTTTCGACCAGGCCAGATGGTAAATGGTCCTGCGCAGGCGCTGGGCGCACATGGGAACGCGCCGGGCGATGTCGTTCAGCGTGCGCTCCCTGCCATCGGCCATCGCCTCCAGCACCGCGTCCGCACACGGCTCGTCAAGGGTGTAGGATGTCATTGGCGTCTCCGTCTCCGGTTTTGAGGCTAAGAGTCTGTTGACGCCCTGTCAATCGTCATCTGATAGGGCGCCCGTGCGAGGTGCCAGACCATGCTACCCGGCACGCGCTGGGCCTGGTGGCCGTTGATGCCCAACGCCGTCTTCGCGCGGCGGGCCAGTATGTGCGGCGGCGCGTCGGTGGGCGCGTCGAACGTGACGGTTCCCTCGGCCAGCACGTTGTCCAGCGCGCCCGCACGGGTCGAACGCTTGGCCAGCGTGGCCGCCCAGCGGGTCACAGGGGTCGCCTCCACGTCCCGGACGGGGGCACATCGCCCGATCATCGCGCGCACCGTCACCGGGCCGTTCACGACGCACGCGGTTATCCAGGCGTCCGGGTCGCGCGACAGGGAAACGCTGATCCCGTTGGCGCTGGGCACGCTGATAGGCTCGCGCGGCGGTTCGGCCGGCCAATCGCCAATAGCGACAAGCGCCGCCAGCAGGTCGAACACGTCCTGCGCCGCCCCAACGTGTGCCAGGGCGGCAACGGTCGGGACAGGCGACAGCAGCAGGTCCGGGACGCCGGGCGCCGCCCACGGGCCGCTCTGGTGGTCCTTGGGCCATGCGTCGCCATGTTTGGGGCGCCAGGTGCGTTCAGACCATGCGTCGGCGGTCTCACCCATGGCGGGGGCGTAGGAGCGCCACAGGTGGGCGCCGTCGCGCCAGACGTCCACGGCGCAGCCATAGACGCCGGGGCGCCCAAGGGGCCGCTGTGCGCCCGTCTGATGGGCGTTGTGGCGTGTCAGGTACTTGGGAAGGCCGGGGGCCTCGGGATAGGTGGGCCAGATCATGGCGTGACTCCAGGTTCAAGGGTGGTGGCGGGCCAGACGTCCAGCCCGCCGGGGTTTCAGGCGCGCATGGGCATGATGACGTGGAACGCGTCGGGCACGGCGGCGCACGACAGGCGCATGGGCTCGCCGGGCTTGCCCAGTTCGAGGATCAAGTGGCCGGGCGCCCGCGCAATCATGGTGTTCACGGCGTCCAGCAGACGCCGGACATTGACGCCCACGCCGCCCTTCCACGGCTCCGACAATATCCCGGCGGCGATCGTGTGGGCGCCCATGGTCAATGTGTTGGCGGTGGCGTCCAGCTTGACGGCGTTCGACCGCTCCTGCCTGACGCCATCCAGCCGCTTGAGGCTCTTGGCAATCACGGCGGGGTCGACGGTCAGCCGGTGCCCGCCTTTGGGGATTACGCGGGTGTAGTCGGGAAACGTGCCGTCGATCACTTCCGAGTGGACCACATGGCCGCCGGGCAGCGTGAAAACGATCCGGGATTTATAGACGCCCATGGCGACGGTGCCCTCGCCTTTCGCGCCGATATGGGCCAGCAGGATTTTCACGGTCTTGGTGGGCAGGATCACGCCATCCTTCTGACACTCATACGCCCAGGGCGTGCCGGTGGGGTGGAAGCCCAGCTTGTGGCCGTCGGTCGCTACGAACGCCAGCCGCCCTTGCGTGTCGGGGTGAATGTAAACCCCGTTCAGGTAATACCGCGTATCTTCATTCGATATGCACGTCGCCACAAACGCAAGCCAGGTGCGCAGATCCTGCACGTCGAAGGACGCGGTGAACATCGGCGCGCCGGGGTGTTCCAGTATCGGGAAATCGGCCTCCGGCATGGTGCCCAGGCGCGACACAAGGCCGTCGCATGTGACGGTGCAGACGCCATCGGTGGGGTCAGGATCGAGGTGGGCCAAGGCGCCCTTGTCCGCGCCAGCCAGCACCTTGCGCAGCTCGGCCAGGGGCAGGGCGAAAGGGGCGTGCGGGCCGCAGTTGGACAGGCGCCAAGACGCTTCAAGGTCAAGGTCGGTCGCAACTATCGTGCCATCGCCGCGAAACAGGACGTGCGACAGGATCGGAGTGAGTTTTCTATTCTCAACGGTGCGCGCCAGGAACGTGCAAGCGGCGGTCAATTCGTTGTGTGGGATCGTGATGGTCATGGGGTTTTGTCCTTGCTGGGTTGGGGTGTGGCGACGCATGGTGCGCCGCCGGGTCAAAGGAACAGGTCGCGCGTGTTGCCCTTGTTGGACAGGCGCAGGTGGCCGTAGCGGGGGTCCGCACGCCAGCGCCAGACGGTGCCGGGGGTCAGGAACGGGCGCAGGGCCTTTTCCACCGCCACTTGGCCCTTGGCCACATCGGCGGTCAGGCGGTCGGTGTCCGCGTCGTCAAGGCCCATGATGTGTTCACGGCGGTTGGCGCACCACTCTTTTGGAACGCCATTACACAACCCCTCCCGGGCGCGCTGAACGCGGGCCAGGTGGCGCGCCGCCACGGCGCAGGCATCCTGCAAGGCGCCGGTGGCAAGGGTGCGTCGCAGCAGGCCGGAACGCCACAGGGCGAGCTCGATGTCTTTACGTGTCATGGTTTACTCTCCTAAAGGTCAAACATGGAAAGCAGGGCGCCGATAATAAAAACGGCGACGAGTATCCCTCCGGCGATCTCGATCATGGCCGCGCCTCCCATGCCAGCCGGGCCTTGTCCCGGGCCAGCCACAAGACGCCCAGGCGATCGTCGAACGATCCGCGCCCGCGCTTCTCATACCGGGCCGCCTGGGCATCGGCGCCGAACCGTTGGACCAGCTCGGCGTGCCAGGCGGTGTCGGCTTCAAGGAACCGGGTGGCGGGGCCCATCGGGGCGACGTAGGGCGCGATCACGCCCCCGCCTCCGGCTGTCCGGTGACGACCTGGGCGCCGTTGGCCACGGCATGGGCGCCAATGGCACGGAACGCCGCGCTACCATAGAACGGGCTGGATGCAATCCAACCGCCTTCAAAGCGTGCCACCCAAACGGGCTTTCCGCTGATGTGGCCGGTGTATTCCTTGGCCACGGTGTAGCGCCGATCGCGGGAAACGGGGTAACGGGTCATTGTCTGATCTCCTCTGGTTTCTTCCACCCTTGTATCGTGCGCTGGATGGGGTGTCAAGAATAAAATGATGTGGGGAAGAACTTATTCTTCGGTCACGCGCCAAGTGCGTTTTCCGTCCTTTGTCACATGGTGGAACCCGGCCGCGAACGGATCCGGCGTTGTGCGGATGATAACTGTTGTGTGCACCAGGCGCGTTAGCGGATAATCGTCGTCCATAAGGCGGACGGTGAACGTCTGGCGCCCTACGGAAAGGGGCGGTTTCACATCCCAGCGCGTGAACCGTTTGCCGTTTACATAGATAACTTTCATGTTATAGGCCTCTCTGTTGTGAATGGTTAACTTATTGTCGTGGTTTGGCGTGAACGGAAGGGGAACATTCACGTTTTACAGGTCGGTTTCCGGGTTTGACCCCCTTTACCCTCTCTAGTGAGGCATGTAGCAATATAATACAATAGAAACATGATGTCTATTATCTTAATATTATATTCTTTTGCTACTAACGGTAATAACCACAAATAACTGGCGGAAACCCAAAAACAATTAAAGCCAAAATAAGAACATGATAAATTGAAAATTCAATTGTCTTACATTTGAAAATAAGTTAGGCTTTTCGGCGCTTGGCGGCGGGTTTCTCGGCCACTTTGCAGCAAAACGCCCAAGAGACACGGCGCTTTCAAAACACCGTGTCTTAACATCTTGTTACTGTTTCCCGCCCATCACAGGAACGCCCCGTCCAGCGTGTGCCATTCCGCCATCCAGCCATCGAGGACAACCATCTCCTGGGCGTCGTGGTCAAACGCCCTCACTTCGCCGCCCAGCTCAGTGCCAGGCGCCACAGAGACGTGCAGCTCCAAGGCGCCGACGCACGCCAGATACTCAATCCACCCGGCGCGCGTGCAGCACGCATCCGATGTCATTTCCATTGTCTAAACTCCCTATCTGCCCAGCGCCATCGCCGGGCTTCAATAATAAGATAACATGATACGCTTGACAGCACAATAATAAGATAGCGTGATTGCATCGCACCTGGGAAACAAACTGTTTTCAAAATCGAGGCTTGATCCTATTGAATGTTCGTGGTAACGCGTGACGCGTGAGGCACTGTGACACATGGGCCGCACTGTGACCGATAGGCAACATGTGTGGCATTTCTGCCACGTTCTCGTTTCGTTCTCGGCCTGGGGGGTGGTTCGTGGTCGTGGGTTCCACTGTTCGCTATGGTGCCGAGAAACCGCGCGCCCCAATTTTTCAGCTTCCTATTATTCACGCCTTCCAGCTTCCTATTATTCACGCCTTCCGGCTTCCTATTATTCACTGCGTTTACCAGCTTCGTTGTTCACGCCTTCCGGCTTACTACGTTTTTCACGCACCGAGACCCCCTTGACAGATCGCCTCCACCTCGCGTAGCGTTCCCCCAACGTGACCCGCCCCCAACGGAGGTTCTGCCGTGAAGATAAACAAGCCCATGCCCCGCACCAAGCCGCTTGCGAAGTCGAAGCCCATGCCCCGAACCAAGCCGATGGTATCCACCAGACCGAGCCGCAAGGGGACGAAGTAATGGCCTCGTTCAGCAAGGCCTTTGCTGCCGCCCGGAGGTCCAAAGGCCCCGGCAAGACGTTCATGTGGCAGGGCAAGTCCTACTCCACGAACACAGCCGCGGACAAGAGTTCCTCCACCAGGCGTGCCTCTCCTTCTGCCCCTGCCTCCTCTCCACGTCCGCCATCTGCCGGTGCCAAGGGCGCTGCGCGTGGGAAGCAGGGCGCGGCCGCTGGTGCGGCTGGTGCTGCAAAGGGTGCGGCTGGAGCCGCCGCCGGGGCCGCTGCGGCTGCACGGGTGCGCGAGCGTCTGCCGCAGGTCGAGGCGTCCACCAAGGGGCGGCGCATGGAGCGCGTGGGGATCGAGCGGCCGTTCATGCCAAAGACGCGGGCTGCGCTGGCAGCGGCCAAGGCCGACCGGGAGGCCAGGGTGGCTAAACCCAAGTCCGGTCGGAACAACGCGCGCAGAAGGTCGTACTGACCCCACCCCGTCCACCCCAACTTGTGGTCTGTACCCCGCCATGCACAACCCCTTGACGCGCCCAACCCCACGGGCTAGTTTTGAACCGAGCCCGCTCACCGCCCGCTCGGTCCCGGCCCGCGCCCCGTCTCCTCGGTCCCGCGCGGGCTGGTGACACCCTTCCCCTTTGTTGACAGCCAGCCCACCCCGACTTACCTTGGCGCCATGACAACCCAACGTATCCCCGCCTTTACCCCTGATGGTTCGCTGGCCCGTGCCAGCCGCCCGGACGTGCCCGTGGTCATGCAGGGAGCGATCTACGAGAACGCGGGGAAGTACGCGCGGGGTGCTGTGCTGTACGCCTTCGAGGCTGTTGGCGGGCCGCAGGGTCTGGCGGACTGGGCTGCGGACAACCCCGACGCGTTTTACACGAAGATGTTCACGAAGATCATCGCCAAGGAGGTTGAGGTGACGGACAGGCGTGGGATCGACGAGTTGCTCGATGCCCTTGACGGCGAGTATTCCGTGGTGCAGGATACAGATGTTGGGGCAGTCGAGGCCGCCCCGGGCGGTTCCTCCCTGTTGACGCCCGGGGCAGTCTCACCACCGATCACACCCCCGCCCCTCCACCAGCCGGATTATGTGCCCTACGATCTGGACGCCCTGACGGACTTCGAGACATGAACGGCCCCCAGCGCGCGGCCATGCGGCTCTCCCCCGAGGAGGCGCGTCTGGTGCAGCAGATACAGGCGTGGCGGGGCGACCTGCCATCCTACGCTGGTCAGTGCCTTCACGTCGTGACCAAGGAGAGCCAGTTGGTCCGCATGGCGTTCAACGCGCCTCAGGCCCTGATCCACGCACGCGTCGAACAGCAGATGGCTGAACATGGGCTGATCCGGGCGCTGATTTTGAAAGGGCGGAAACAGGGCAGTTGCCTTGCGCCGGGAACCCGCATCTGCATGGCTGACCTGACTTATCGACCGATCGAGGACGTGCTGCCCGGTGACGAGGTTCTGGCGCTGGACGAAGATGGGCGCCTCGGCGAGATGGCGAACGGGCGTGCCTCCACGCGGAAAATGCGCGTTGCGTCCGTCGAGGCTGCCGTCAGGCTACGCGCCGAGGTGTTCGAGATTGTCCTGTCCAACGGGACGACCCTCAAGGCCACAGGGTCTCACAGATGGTTGTGCCGCCAACGTGGCGGGAAGTGGGTTCAGTGGCGCGCGGTCGAGGACATGAAGGTGGGGGACTATCTGCGCGCCGCGACCTACGCGCCCGACGACACTCCGCCGTCCCACGAGGACGGGTGGGTTGGCGGGTTGTTGGACGGGGACGGGTCGGCCTGTGTCACGGGGTCGCCGCGCATATCCTTCAACCAGGTTGCAGGGCGTGTGCTGGACCGTTACCGGGACTACCTGCACGCCAACGGCATCGGGTTCTATGAGAGCGTAGACAAGCGCACGGCTATCGGGACGCGATACAGGAAGCTGAAAGACACGCACGTCTGGCAGGTTCGCGTGGACCGCTTCTGTGACATTGCGTGGCTGGCTGGACGCACGCGCCCGATAAAGTTCAACATCCGGGCCTTTTACGAGGGCCGGAAGCTGCCAACGACGTGCAAGGGCTTCGACGCGCACCCACGCGTCCTGTCCATCCGGTCTTTGGGTGTCGGTGTGGTCTATGACTTGCAGACCAGCGAAAAGACCTTTGTGGCCGAGGGTATCGTGTCCCATAACAGCACCTACGTCGGCGCGCGGTTCTACGCCAAGACCCAGCTGCACAAGTACCGCAACGCGAAGGTGATGGCGCACGTTCAGGACTCGACCAACGCCCTGTTCTCCATGGTCCAGACCTTCAACGACAACAACCCTTTCCGCCTGCGGGCCGACACCAGCAACGCCAAACAGTTCGAGTTCTCCAACGGATCGTCCTATACCGTCGCCACCGCTGGCGGATCGGGCGAGGCCGGGCGCGGCGACACGCCCACGCTGGCCCATCTGTCCGAGGCCGCGTTTTACAAGAACGCCGAGAAGAACTTCGCCGGGTTTGCGAACTCGGTCCCTTTGAGCCCCGGCACGGAGATTTTCGTGGAGTCCACGGCCAACGGTCTGGGCAATGAGTTTCACCGCCGCTGGATGCGCGCCGAGGGCGGCGTTCACGACGAGCAGACGGGAATCCAGTATCTGCCGATCTTCATCCCGTGGTTCCTCTCGCCGGAGTACCGCCTGCCGATCCCTTACGGGTTCGAGTTGCGGCCCGACGCTGAGGGCGACGGTCTGCCCAGCGAGGTCGAGGTGGCCGAACTGTTCGGGCTCGACGACGCGCAGATGGCGTGGCGCCGGTTCCAGATCGACGAGGCGCTGGGGTCGGTCGAGCAGTTCATGCAGGAGTACCCCTCCAGCCCGTCCGAAGCGTTCCAGACCACCGGCGTCGATCTGTTCATCAAGCCCGTGTGGGTGATGCGGGCGCGCAAGCGCACGGGTATCCGGCCCGAGGGGCCGAAGATACTCGGGGTCGATCCTGCGGGCGGCGGCACCGGCGCCGACAAGTTCTCGATCTCCATGCGCCAGGGCATGGTCCTGTTGTGGCAGCGCGGGCGCGTCGGCGTTGACCCGCAGGAGGCCATCCACTGGATCGCCGGGGTTATCGAGGCCGAGCAGCCGGACCGGGTGAACATCGACAACGGCGGCGGCTGGGGCGCGTCGCTCCTGAGCGGTATCCGCGCCCACTACCCCCTCTTGGCCGAGCGGTGTTATCCCGTGGACTTCGGGGGCACATCGCAGTTCAAAGCCGTGAACCCGCACCGTCCGGGCCCGCGCAACCGCCGCGCCGAGATGTACATGCGCGGCCGGGACTGGTTCATGGCGCCGGAGGGCTGTTCGATCCCCGACGAGGACGTGTTGATGTCGGACCTCGGGGCCGTCACCGCGCGCCTGGGCGGCCAGTCCACCGATACGCTGATCTGCTCCAAGGCCGAGATCAAGAAGAACCTCGGGCGGTCGCCAGACGACAGCGACAGCTGGGCCTTGACTTTCGCCTTCCCCGACTCCTCCGTGTCCATGTCGTTGACGGACGAGGTGGCGGGTGGTACATCGGCGTTCAACCGGACCGCCCACCACACGCAGGTGGACGCGTACCACACGCCCCATGTGGGGTTTGACTCGGGCGGAGGCTGGATGGCGTGATGGCTCGTAAACTGACGACGACACCCCCGAGAACGGACGAGCGGTTCCCCGTCGAGTACGAGGACAGCGCCTCGTTCGTGAAGGCCATCGTCAACCTGTACGCCAAGGACGTTGACGCCGACCGGCACAACATCGAGCCTGCGCGCCAGGACATTCAGTTCGTGATCGGGGACCAGTGGAACCCGAACGTGCGACGCGCCCGGGAGCGGCTGAACAAGCCCGTCCTGACCGTCAACCGCCTCCCCGCCTTCGTCGCCCAGTACATGGGGTCATGGCTCCAGAGCGACACCACCTTGAAGGTCATCCCGGCCCGTGGTGGGTCCAAGGCCATCGCGGAGATCAGGCAGGGGCTCATCCGCGGCATCACGCGGGAACGCACGGCCAAGCGGGCGATCAACAAGGCGATGGAGAACGCCTATATCTGCGGCATCGGCAACTTCGCCGTGTGCCTGAAAGACGCGAAGAACGACGTGTTCCTGCGCGACATCGCCTTCGAGTGCATCGACGACCCGTTCGGTGTGATCTGGGACCGCGCCTCCACCGAGCCCACCGGGGCCGATGCGAACCATTGCACCGTGCGCGAGTACATGACGAAGGACGACTTCCACAAGGCCTACCCCGAGGCAGAGGGTGACGCGGGCTGGGTGTCCGACGAGATGACCGACACGGTGATGACCGGCCACGGCTGGGAGATCGACGACATGGTTTCCGTCGCCAAGTTCTGGCAGATGCACGAGGAGCCTGTCACCCTTGGGCTGGAGGCCGAGACGGGCGACGTGATCGACCTGACCGACGTACCGGAGGAGGACCGTGCGGGCATGGTCGCGCCCGACAAGGACGGTCTGCCGATGATCCGCGACACGGTGCGCCGCTATGCCCTGTGCCACGTCCTGACCTCAAGCCGTGTGCTGGAGGGACCGTACCGCCTCGACGTGTCGCGCCTGCCCGTGTTCCGCGTCGAGGGCTGGTCGCTGCAAGAGGCGAGTATCCGGTATCGGTGGGGGTTCGTGCGCAACGCCAAAGACCCCCAACGCCTGCACAACTACTGGCGGTCCGTTCTGGCCGAGGAGTTGTCCAAGTCGGTTTCGACCAAGTGGCTGTTGGACACCACGGCCATGAAGAACGGGATGGCGGACCAGTTCCGCAACGCCCACCGCACAGGCGACAACGTGGTGTTCTGGGACAGCCAGAACGGCGGCGCCAAGCCCGAGATGTTCCCACCGCCCCAGATGAACAGCGCCGTTCTGACCGAGGCCGGGATGTCCGTGCAGGACATCAAGGACGTGACCAACAAGCACGAGGCATCGCTGGGCATCCAGTCCAACGAGGTCAGCGGCCGGGCGATCACCGCCCGCCAGCGCGTGTCCGAACTGGGCGACGCGATCTACCTCGACAACATGAACGCCGCGCTGGGCGAGGCGGGCCGGGTGGTCAACGAGTTGATCCCGGTGGTTTACGACACCAACCGCACGATCAAGGTGGTGGGCGAGGACGAC